GAAAATAACCTTGTCACTCCAACAGATTTTATGCCGTCTCCAACAAATGTCGCATCGAACGCAGAATCAAGGCTTGAAACAAAGCTAATCAGCACCAAGGATGCTGAAGCCGATGTTTGAATGTTTATTTTCACCCAGCAGTCATATACTCCTGGGCTTACTTGAATAACGCCGGATGCACTGGCAGCACCGATTGCTCTACTGATCCCGTTTACCAAGTCAAAATTAGCGCACCCGTTACTATGGCTGCCTGAGCTCCTAATTTGGACAAATTGAATGTCGACGTAACTGAGCCTGACCCTGTGAAATATTACCTGTCCGGCCACCGCCGCGTATGCGGCAGAAAAAAACCTTTGAAGGCTAGTACTGTTACCGCAAACAACAGTACTAGCCGTTGGTGCTGTGCAATTGCTTTTAGTCCAAGCTGCGGTCGATACGTCTTCAGATGCCGCGACTAAATTTGTCACCAGCCGTGCCCCGCCAAACTCCGCGCAGCCGCTAGGAATTTGACGCAGCAAACCAATGTCATTGAATCGCCATGCTGCCGTCGCACGCGACAACGTAGGGCCGCCTGTTCCCACCTCGGGGACCGCTGAAGTTTTCAGCGACGCATAAAATGTCTGCCCTGTAACAGGCAAGCTGGAACCACCAGAATTATTGAACAGGAGATTGCACAACCACGGATTCATTAGAACACCGCCCATTCGTTAGACTTCGTAGGAATTCTGCAAATACCTTTGAATCCATACTGAGCAGGGGTAGAGAGATCGCCTCTAATGTTGACTCCAGATCCGGCTGCAAATGTAACTGAACCTGCCCCATCCCGGTACACCACAATTGACGCTGCCCCGCTCCATCCTACTGTAGCATCAGAATCAATGGTAATTACAATGGCACTAGACGAGTTACATACTAGGAGATCACCCACATCATCCAGCGTGGCTGATCTAGAAGCTGCCACTGAAGAACTCAGTTCAGCCTGAATAGCTCCAATCGTGTCCACACTGGCAATCGCTACACGCCTACTACCGGCTTCATAACCGATACTTCTCTTATCATTTGTCTCAATATTAAATTGAGGTTGTCCACGTACAAGTGCCATTATGATTTCCTAATGTTTGGGTCCTTACCTTGGCCCATATAGTTTATACCCCAACCAGCATACTGATTACTCTTTGCAGATTTTCCATGTATTGCTGACTCACCAAATCTTACCACAGACCCTAACAAACCTTTGAAATAAGCTGCTACATCAAAACTACTTTGCTTATTGTCTATGTACATGGATTACTCCAGATAATAAGATTTTACTAAAGCCTGTCTGCTTTCTTGTCTAGCTTATCCTCGATCTTATCAAGCTTTGCAAACAACGCCTTCACGCTTGATTCGAGGTCTTCTCTCTTAACGTAGTTTCCTGCTACCAGCAACTGCACTTCACTTAACTTAGAGGCAAGCTCTACATCTGCCTTCTGCAACTCCCTTAAACCTTCCCATACTACTTTAAGGATAAAGGCTAGAGCTGCTCCAAATCCACCAATTATTGCATTTATGATTGTTTGATCCATTATAGCTTCTAGTATTTTCATTGGTTATTATATAAGAGCTAATTCTACTCATACTGACCACTTATAGGATCAGACTCAGCCTTCCTATTCTGACCACGGCCTGTAGTAGGTGTGGTCGGTGCTAAGTTTTGATTTAATGTGCTCCCGCTATTTGTCGGATTACTGGTTGAAACCTGGGCATTAGGCTGCTTAAACATCGTACCTGAAAGGGGTTTCATACCAGGAGGGGCAAGTGAACCTGTTAGTTGCAGGCACGCTTCATCATCGGAAATCAACCCTAAGCTCAATTGTTCTAAGACAATCATCTGCTTAGTTTGTTTAAATGCGAGCAGTTCATTATCTGGCCTTAGATCAATTGGGTCAAATGTAAATTCCACGACCACATCAAACCCAAATAGTCTTGCGGAAAGTGTTAACGCCCTACTCCAGAATTCCTCAATAGGTGCCTTTACCGCTCCTGTGCATGAACGCATGAACAGCATGATTTCACTGGATGCGATATTACTTGATCCAGAAGCGAATCCAAGTACTGTACCGTTCGTCTTACTCCCTGTGCTAAGACGAGCATTCGCCATATCCTGTAAGACTGTATACTCCGCAGATAGTCCGGCATTGCTTGCATTCTCTACTTCAAACTCCAGTGAATCTAGATAAACCAATGCATCTTCAGGAGATAGAGAATTGATTTTTGTTTCTATAGACGAAGTGATAGCATTCAGTTCTTGTACTGCTAACTGATTATCTACCTGAGCTTCAGGGGTCAGGAACTTCCTTACTTGTGCCTCATTAATCTTTACCTTCTGCCTTGGATGAATTACCTTTCCTACAATTCTAGTAATATCATTCGCAAATTGTTCAGAGTAGATTACTGGCTTGATCGCACTCTCTATAGGACTAGCACTATAAGCTTCAAGTAAGTCTTGATCTAGTACGACATAAATAAATGTCGGGTAATCTAGTGAGATTTTCTCGCTGCCAATGTATTGCCACGGAACTAGAGTCTTATCAGGTGATGCTACAAACTTTACCTGTGTAGTGCTAATGGGCTGAATTCTTTTTGGTAGTCTATCCTTGCCCAGGACCACTTCTCCAGCCGCACTACCATAATGGATTAGCTCACGAGCTAGGGATTCGCTAGTAGCTCGAATAGACTGTGGCCCTGTAAACCCATCCGTAGCATAATCAGGGAGAAGATTGAATCGGGTAATTAGCTGTTGAATTAGCAGGGTTGCTTCTCTATTAAAGGTATTGTCTGGGTTTTTGGCTACTGCCATGAATTTCTGTGGAAGTCCCAGCCTCACATACGCCCACACAGCAGCGGATAGGTCAGGGGATGCAGCTACGAAAGACCGAATAATCGACCAAGTATCTTGACCGTTGCGCAGAGTAGTCGTATCCGTGCTAGCAAGGCGTCTATCTGACTTTATCAGGGTGGCGCTAGATGGGGTCGTAGTTTTGAGATAACTAGGCCATGTCTGAGAGCCAGGGCGCACCTTGGGCGGTACTACTGCTGGCAATTGGGTTGCCCCAAAGAATTCGATAAGGCTGTCTAAACTATTAAACACTGTAGAACCTTAATCCATGATTCATTTTATTTTACCGTATCCTTATTTAGGTAACAAGAGTAAGCTAACAAATAATGCTACACTGCTTACTATTATGACCTATACTGCTTACATTAAGGTACTCTTCTAGTTATATCAGTTAGCTTCTGCAACTTGTTTTACTTTAAAGCTGTGAATCATCGGTAACGTACCACCCCCTGCCCCTGTAACTGTACCTATCATGAATTTAGCAAGGTAGGCATAACTGGTGGAGTACCAGAAGTGATCCTGCCCTTGTTCAGATTTAACCCACTTAAACTTCATAGCTTGCTGTTTAGTACTCCAATCCTTTACCCTTCTCATATCTGTACAGTGACTTACGAATACTGAGTCTAGCTGACAGCTTACCTTAGAAAAATCTCCTGATCGAATAAAATCCATCAGAGCGTCAAATGTTCTATCTTTTGATACATTAAGTTGTCTCATTTCTTGAGTACCACTCTCAGGGGCTTGATCTGCCTTGTGCACTGTGTATAAATGTACTCCGCTAGACTCTGTGTATACACACGCCCACAGGTTCATATCCTCAGCTTGTAGTGCCATTACCATGTCTGTATACGGTAATGAGTCTATAACTGCTGCTCTTACCCTATACTGCGCTCTTAGCTCCCTATATCGTATCTTAAGCTGTGCTAATGGTACTTCCTCAATATGGACCACTTGCATAGCCCCGTCAAAAGAACACCTTGCTATAGTAATATGGCAGGTCTTGCCCAGGTCCACTCCCATTACTGTAAAAGCTGATCCTTCATGGTAACTATTTACAATCACTCCTTGTACTTCATCAGGGGAGAGTACTGACTCCCTAGAGAAGTGAGGTAATCCAAGGTTAAAGTTAATGAATTCTCCTATATTTGTATAGGACGTGCTTGCTTCTATCAGGTAGCTTGGGGTAATAAGGTTCGGACAGTCAAACGGACTTACTTGAAACCCATCCGCTACATGATTCTCATCCTTATTCTCACACACCCACTCCCTATATTTAGGGGCTAGATTAGGCTTCTTGCCACATTTAGGGCATTCTACATAAGCCTCTGTATGATTTATGGTATGTATTCTTGTCTTGGTGATGTCTCTCAAGTCTCCAGAATATCCAGGGATTTTTACATGATCATAGTAATCAGGGATAAAGTAATGATTGCAATGATTACACTTAGTAAAGTTAAAATGCCTCTTAGACTGCATGAATGCACTATCAATCCCCTTTCCTGGTATAGTGGGTGTGGACAACTTCAGTCTCATCTTATAGAGCGAGTGAGTTAGTCGAGACTGGTATTGACTGATTACCAACGGATCACTGAAATCCAACTCATCGTGTACTAGGAAGTCAGTTGGAATACTGATAGGTGCATTACTGGATGCTGCACCTTTCATATATAGGAATGACCCCGCCCCAAATTGTTTCACTTCAACACTATCTGTCCCTGTCAACATCCCTTTAAGATATGCTGATTCCTCAATTACTGGATTTACGCGGGTTCTAACAAGGACCGATGCTAGTGTAGCTGTAGGTAGCGTATATACTACTGTGAACTCTTTAATCATTCCGCACAGAGCAAGGGCTTTTCTAATCGCTAGCTCTGATATGCCTACCTGACTACACTTTCTAATGACACATTCCCTAGCCGTACTGTCCAATATACGTGGCTGATACTCGTGATTCTTATAGGAGAAATTCCGACCATTAATGGTCGTGTTCCTACTAATCCATTTAGATACCTCTGTTAAGGCTGTGGCTTGTGAAGCCCCCGCCCTTAATCTTAATAGGTGATTTTTAAATGTAACTTCCTGAATTTTGTTCATATTAGGTTATTCCATCAACCCAGCTTTTCTAGCCTTCAACTCATACTCTTCAAAAAACTCTTCCTTAAACGGATCAGGTTGAGATTTGATCACATCTATGAGAGTTGACTCCATTAGGTTCAGGGTTTGCTGCAGTCTCAGGTCATCTTGTAACTTCACCAATTGTCCTAGTGTGGCTACTAGCGTGTTTGCTACTTGTGCTTTTTGATTTACTGCTACTTCTGTATCTAACAGGCAGGTGTCCATGAGTCTTTTTGTTTTTTCGTATTGCTCCATTAGCTCACTTTCTAGATTTAGCTCCTTAACTGCTCTAGGCCCCGGCTGTGGAAGTAGGCTCTCCACTAATCTCAACAATTGCTGTAATTGTTGCTCTGGCATGGCCTTTAGTTGATCCTCCAGGCTCAATGCCCTAGACTCTGGAGCTTTTAACTTTGCTAGTTTAGACTCGTCAATCATCCGTAATTCCACTCTTTAATGTAAATTGATACGTTAGAGGAAGGGTTTAGTATTGCTTTTCTTATCTGCTCACGGAATTGTGACCATTTAGGGTTTTTCTTGTATGTGCCTACTAAGTGTACATCGCAATCTGTCAATTCTCCTGTCTCTACTACTTCAAATAAGCAATTTGCTATTCTATACAGGTCTTCCTGCTCTCTTGTACCTCCAAATACTATTGTTTTCATTGTAAATCTTCCACTACTATAACTCTTACTCTAAACAAATTGGCTCTTTTCCTTATAACTGATTGTACTTCGGGCCACAATTTGTTTGATTCCCAATCTCCAGATAGATATACCGTTAAATCTCCTGTATCAGGAATATCTGACAGGTCGTTTATTCTTTTAAAACAACTATAGGAACTAGTTACTTCTCCAAACAGTAAGTTTTCCATGTCATACCTTTTTCTGAATTGGTCCAGGGGCGTATCCATACTTACTTCTGATTCCGTGCATTGTATACTTTGTTACTGTCAGCCTTGTACAAGCTGTTTCTAGGTTTATCCTACCTTGGTCTAGTTGCTCAAGTGTAGTGTACAGGGTAGGTAACTCATCCTTCCAATACCGCAAGATGCTCTCTATTGATTTATGGGTAGCTCCTGTGGATTCTACTGCTTTATCTACCGTAATAACTCCTACGTACACATCCAGGGCTGCTTTTAATACCGATCTTGGTTTTTTCACTACTGTAACCTTGTTATTCAGTTCTGAACCTGTCAGGGGCTGTAGAGAAAGAACGTCAAGTCCGTAATATTTCGCTATCTTTATTAGGTGATGAGCAGGGATTCTATCTACTCTGATCCATTTGTACACCGCTCCAGAGGACACTTTTAAGTGTCTTGCCAGGGGTGCTACTGATTTTATGAGTTCTCTTACGGTCATCTTACTCCTCCTTGAATGAGTGTGTAGTTTAGCAGATTTGTGCGTGGTTTTTATTTTTGTTTGACCAGGGGCGTATAGCAATCATGAGTTTGGGGAGCGGTTTGGTGTTGGAGTTTGATATTGAAAGTTTGATATTGAAAGTTTTGGTATTGAAAGTTTTGGTATTGAAAGTTTGAAAATTTTGAAAATTTTTTTGAGGGGGTTGGGAAAGCGCAGCGAACCATTAACAATATAAAAGATATGCCGTCTGGCCATGACCGTCGAACTCGCCAGCTTGCCCTGGCCCTGACCGCCAGCTTGCCCTGTTCGTCGAACTTGCCCTGTTCGTCGAACTTGCCCTGTTCGTCGAACTTGCCCTGTTCGTCGAACTTGCCCTGTTCGTCGAACTTGCCCTGACCGCCAGCTTGCCCTGAACCCTCATCAAACTATCATTA